CTAAATCCGCAGTTGTAACTCCAACAATATATTCAACTCTTATTGGTGCAATTCTATCAGCTAAATCAGGATATGTTTGATCAGGAGCAAGAGCTATTCTTGGCGGTTTTGCTGAACTGTCTGAAATATAAACTGAAGCGGCTAAAGTTTGCAACACATTATTTGTATCATAATATTTAATATGACTTATTGATTGTAATGGAGATTTATAAAGTTCAGAAATTTCGCTCCATTTATCCGCATATTGTGTCAAAGTTGTACTTGTGAAAAATCTGTTTGTATATTCTTGAGCCGAGTTTGTTGCGGCATCTCTTAGATTATCAATAAGAGTATCATCCGCAGTTGTATCCACTTTTAAATGTGATTTAATTTCTGCGGTTGTCAAAATATTAATTGTTGAAACTGAAGTAACTTCGTATGATCTCATAATTTAAGTTTAAAAAAAAGGGGCGGTAGCTATTACCACCCCTTAATTATTGTAAAAAATATTATTAAAGAACAGTAGTATATTTAACAAATGAAGCGCCGCTCGCCACACCCCAGTCAAAATAATTGTTCATTATCAATCTAACCTCTCCCTCAACTGCACGTGAATAAGGATCAACAGTTATGTTAGATGGACCAAATTGAGCAAAATAAACTCTTCCAAAATCTCCAAATAAACCATCCGCAGATGTTATTG